TGATTACATGAAACAGTTCTCTTATTAACTTATTTTTTAAAGCGTAATGGCTACTACAGAAAATTTATTTACAGGTGATGGTTCTACAACGAACTATTCATTCACATTTGAATATATCGAACAAAGCGATGTCAAAGCTGATATTGCTGGTTCAACTACAACTAATTTTACTTTTGCCAACGCTACCACTCTTAGCTTTAACACTGCCCCTGCAAATGGGGCAGAAGTTCGTATTTACCGCGACACAGATCTTGACACACTTAAGGCAACCTTCTTTGCAGGTTCTGCCATTAAAGCAGAAGATCTGAATGATAACTTTACTCAAAATAATTTTGCAGTCCAAGAAATTAAAAACAAGACTTGGGACTCTGATCAACAAACTATTAAATCTAACGAAACTTGGGTTAGTAATGACGATCAGATTGCTACTACCGCTGCAATGGATCAACGTTTCCAAGATGAAGCAACTGAAACCATTGAAAGCACTGAAACGTGGATTAGCGATGATGATCGTGTACCAACAACAGCAGCTGTTGATGCTCGTATTGATACTGCTATTACTAACGATATTGCAGGTTCTGATGGTGTATCAATTACCGACAATGGTAATGGTACTATTACTGTTGGTCTTACTGATAGTTCTGTAGATCTAGATAAAATCAAAGATGACGATAAGATCACCTATGCAGAACAAGATGCAGGATCACCGTCACCTTCTGATACCAATATTTTTACTGCTAGTGCTGCTGCACGTAGGTTTGATACCATTGTACAGCCCACTACACCTTCCGGTTCTAATTGGGAAGTAGGTAAAACCTGGTTGCAAAACGATGCTGACAAAACACTGTCTATTTGGGACGGTAACAGTTGGGAAGGTATTAGTTCTGGCGGTACATTTACAAGTCAATTGCAGGTTGTCTATGTGGATGCCGCAAGTGGTAATGACGCTAATGATGGTCACCGTATTAGCCGCCCTAAAGCAACGATCAAAGCTGCTATCAACCAAATTAACGCTGATGCTACCTATGGTGATGGTAGCGTAGTTGTTGTGGCAGCTGGTGTTTACCAGGAAGCTGTACCTATCCAAATCCAAAAGAAGAACGTTTCTATTATTGGTACTGCACTTCGTAGTTGCATTGTACACCCAACGGTTGCAACACAAGGTGATCATGCTGATGGCAACCACGCATTGTTTGAGCTGAACAGCGGTTCATTTATCCAAAACCTGACGTTGACTGGCATGAAGGCTAGCAACACTGGTACTAACACTCTTGATTCTGATCTGCCTGCACGTCAAGGTTGGAACTTTGCGTTTTACAGCGGTGCAACAATTACTAAATCACCATACATCCAAAACTGCACTAACTTCTCTGACAGTGAGATTGATAACAGTAACATTAATGTAATTACCCCAGCTGGTGGTGCTGCTGGTGATACTGATTCTGCACCGACTGGTGGTGGTATGTTGGTTGACGGTTCTGTTGTTGACTCTAACTCGCCACTACGTTCAATGGTGGCAGACAGCTACACACACGTTGGTCTGAATGGTCCTGGTATTCTTGTCACTAATAATGGTTATTGTCAAGCTACTAGCTCCTATGCATTCTTTAATAAATATCACATCAAGTGTTTGAATGGTGGTCAAGCAAACCTTGCTGCATCTACCACTGACTTTGGTGATGAAGCATTGGTTGCTAATGGTAAGTCTACTAGTGCTATTTTTACGTCTAATGTAGATGGTGCTGCTAACAGTGGTGACATTACTTTTAATATTAACCAACCTACTGCTGGTGCTGGTTGGTTTGGCAGCACTGAAAGACCTGCTAGCAACATGTTAGTAACTGTAAATAGTGTTACTTATCCTGTGTTGTCTGCTACGGCTAACACTGATTCTGAAGGTGGTGCTGGATGGACTGTAACAATTAGTCGTCCTAATCCTAGCAAACGAAGTGAGAACCTTGGTCTTAATGGTGCAGTAAGTGATGATGCTTCTGTAGAATTTTTCCTTCGTTCTATGATTGCTTCTAGTGGTCACACAATGGAATATGTTGGCAGTGGTACTAATTATACTGCACTACCTGCAAATGGAGGTGTACCTGATGATTCTAAACAAATTGTTGAGTCTAATGATGGTAAAATCTGGACTGCTATTACTGATCACAACGGTAAGTTTAAGATTGGCGATTTTTTTGAAGTAGACCAACGTACTGGTTTTATTAATTTTAGTGCTGGGTCTTATGCTTTTGATGTTGTAACTGACACAACACCTGAACTTGGTGGTCAACTTGATGCACTGACTAATAAAATTGTTAACCTTGGTGATCCTACTTCTGCTCAAGATGCTGCTACTAAGAACTATGTGGATACAGCTGGCGGTGCTAAATACTCTGACACTACTGCTAATTTTACAGGCACACTTCAAAACGGTGGGTCTAATGTTGTTGTCGATAGTGATATTGGATCTACAGTACAGGCGTATGACGCTACTATTTTAAATAGTGCTGACATTGGTGTAACCGTCCAGGCATACGATGCTACTATTTTAAATAACGCTGATATTGGCGTCTCTGTTCAAGCGTATGATGCTACTATTCTGAATGACGCTGATATTGGTGTCTCTGTTCAAGGTTATGATGCTACTATTCTGAATGACGCTGACATCGGTGTTAATGTTCAAGGTTATGACGCTGACACTGCAAAGACTGATACTGCACAAACCTTTACCGCAGCACAACGTGGTACAATCACTACACTTACCAGTGGTGCAACAGTTACTCCTGACTTTGCAGACTCTAATAATTATACATTGACGTTGGATCAAAACCTTACTATTGCTAACCCAACTAACCTTACTGCTGGTCAATCTGGTTCTATCTTCCTTGTACAAGATGCAACTGGTAGTCGTACAGCAGCGTGGGGTACTTATTGGGACTTTGCAGGTGGTACGGCACCAACTCTTACTACAACTGCCTCTGCAGTTGACCGCATTGATTACGTAGTTCGTAGTTCTACGTCTATTCATGCTGTTGCTACCCTCAACTATAGTTAATTATGGCAGTATTAAATAACATTTTAGCAGGTGCCGCCGGTCAAACCGGTGGTGCTCCTGTTGCTGACTACCAGATCGAACGCAGCTTGCGGTTTAACAGTAGTGACAGTGCCTACCTTGGTGCGACCTTCGGAACGCCGACAGATCAAGATGTTTTCACTTTATCCATGTGGGTTAAGCGTTCTGCTCTTGACAGCACGCAGCAGTTATTTGGCGTTTCAACAAACCACAGCTTTGGTTTTACGTCTGGCGATGCGCTAAACCTGACATTTGGCGGCAGTAGCGCACTGACAACGACAGCGCTATTTCGTGATCCATCAGCGTGGTATCACGTTGTCTGGAAGCAAAATGGAACTACCCATGAATTATATGTTAATAACGTAAGTGTTGGCACTGCTACTGCAACTAGTAACACGTTTAACACGGGAGTCGCTCATCAGATCGGCGCGGCTGGCACAACAAACTACCTCAACGGCTATCTCGCCGACGTACACTTCATCGACGGTCAAGCGCTTGCTCCGACTAACTTCGGTGAGTTTGACGATAACGGTGTGTGGCAACCAAAGGCATACACTGGAACGTATGGCACCAATGGCTTCCACCTCCCCTTCGACGACAACAGCAGCGCCGCCGCACTAGGGACGGACACTAGTGGGAATGGGAATGATTGGACTGTTAATAACTTTCTATCAAATGCAGTCACGGTCTTATATGGTGAAGACGTTAATGATGAGGGCTTTGACAATAACTCAACTTCTTTAACTCTCGATACAACTGGCTATTCATACTCTGCTCTTACAGCATCCCCATATCAGGTTAGTGGTCAGGCGAAAATTGCACGTGTCATCAAGTCTTCTGACGGATCTTCTTTTACCGCAACTTTCACTACAACTTCGTCTGAAAGATTTATCTGGACTTCTTCTAATGGCATCAACTGGTCTAGTCCAGGAACAGCATACCAAACTAGTAGTACCCCAGCAGTAATTACAGCTGCTTGGATTGCTTGGGCTGGTGGCGCTAATGCCCCTACAACATCTATCGAGTTTAATGTGCCAAAAGATGTCGACTCCCTTTTCGACTCTCCAACCAACGGCACGCAGACAGATACAGGTGCTGGCGGTGAGGTGAGCGGGAATTATGCGACGTTGAATCCCTTGCAAAAGGCTCCGTCTTATTCGCTACCTACTCTTAGTAATGGAAATCTAGACGCAACTAGCACAGGGGAACAAATGTGCTTTTCAACAATAAGAGTTAACTCTGGAAAGTGGTACAGTGAGTACACTGTATCCGCCATCTCTAGCACTAGCGATCAAGCTGTTCGTTTTGCTGATCCGAGCAACATCAACAATCAACTGGCCCGATGGAAAGCAAGTGGTGCAACAAATGGCTTAAGCGGTAGTCCGACTTTCAGTTCTTACACCGCTGGCGATGTGTTAGGCATCGCAGTGAATATGGATACACTTCAAGCAGCGTTTTATAAAAATGGTACTCAGCAAGGCACCGGATTCTATTCACTGTCTAATTACACCGCAGGTGACTACTATCTGCCAGGGTGGTACTCGAGTGCGTCTGGAGCATCTGGTTCGTTCAACTTCGGCCAACGCCCCTTCGCCTACACCGCCCCCAGCGGCTTCAAGGCGCTCTGCACCGCCAACCTTCCGAGCACGACGATTACAACCAGTGGCAGTTTCACAGGTAATTCAAGCACTGACGGACCTTTCATCTACTTGAATGGTGTGCCAACTGCGATGACAATAAATTCAAACAGTGTAACTTTCGGCACACACGCTGATAAATTATCTAATGGTTTCAAGGTGCGAAATTCTACTTCTAGTTACAACCAATCTGGTTCTAATACATATTCAATTACATCAACTGGGGACGCATTTAAGAATGCCCGGGCACAAACAAATCCATAAATACTCATAAACCTTCAAAAAATGTTTATACTTAACGGACAACCATTATCACCAGATAGAGCATTTACAACTCCTGATGGAACACAATATCCCAGGAATTGGTTGAGATTATCCTCACCAGAACAAAGAGTAGCAATTGGTATTACTGAAGCACCTGATGCTCCAGTTTATAATCAGGAATACTATTGGGGATATGACCAAGAAGGAAATCTAATTCCTAAAGACTTAGAACAACTCAAAGAAATTCATATTCAACGTGTAAAACAAACTGCTAATGGAAATTTACAACCAACGGATTGGTATATTGTAAGAAAATTTGAGAGAGATATTGATGTTCCTGTTGGAATTGCATCATATCGTGCTGCTGTAATTGAAGTATCAGAAGAAAGAGAAACTTTGATTTCTAATGTCACAACAGTTCATGAACTCAAAGAACTTATTGACAACCCTACTACTACTTGGCCTGAAGAACCATGATTACCCTTATCCGTCCAATTCTCTTTTCTTTTATTCAATCTAATCAAGTCAAACGTCTTATTATTGACTTGTTGACTAAACTTGCTGAATCCACTGATAATGACGTAGATGATAAAGCAGTTGAGTTTATTCGTAACGGTCTCTTCCCTAATAAATAATGGAGTGGGAAGGACCACCAGTTCTTCCTTCTTTAGATCTACCTGGAGCACTTAAGTTACCTGCACCAATTTTTGACGTGCCTAAGGGGGAATTACCGTCATATAAACCGATGGTAGTCCCTCCTAGTGTACTTAGACCTCCTCCAGGTGTTCAAGGAATTAATATGGAGGAAGAACCTCCAAAAGATAAGGAAGAAACAAAAACTGAAACAAAACCTGTAACTCCACCAATCCCTAATCCACCAGAAGCTCAAATAGTAGAGATCCCTTTTACAGATCTTGAAGTACCAATGCCGTCAACAATTATCATGACGACAGCTGTAACAACAGCTTTTATCTCTGTTGCTGCTACATTAACGGCTACTTCATTGTTTAAATACATTGTAATGGTATCTAAACCTATTTTAAAACAAGCATGGAACAAACTGACCAAACAAAATCAAAACCCAGAAATTTCTTAGATAAAATTAAAGAAAATACTGAGGATGAATTGCAGATTCTTGGTACTTTTGTAAGGCTTGGTGTTGTCGTTTGGAGTGGTTTTATTATCACTCTAAACTATGTTGATCTACCAATGATCAAAAAAGGTCAAAGCGGTGGTGACATTACTTTTGTTGCCTCTGTTTTTACTGGTGCATTAGCCACGTTTGGCTTGACAACATCTAATAACAATAAAACTGCAAACAACAAACCATCTGATCCTAAAAAGAAAGAAGAATGAAACGTTTAATCCTGTTGCTGATGTTGGCTAGCCCTGCTGCTGCACAAACTATTACCCCTAATTTTACTCAGGGGTCTATGCAATCAACCACTACTACCACCATTGATATTGATCGTACGATTTCGACTCAAATTTACGGTGGCGCTTATTCATCATGGTCTGGAACAAATGTAACACCAAGTG